CTATTCGGCATTTAGTTGCAGCCCCTAATCATGCGAGGGCTTGGTCTCGGGATCATTATTTCGCCATAGGCGGCCATAACAGACAGTTACACGTGGCAGATGACTTTGATCTAATGGTAAGATCCTTCTTAGCTACAACCATGGTGCACGTAGATCATTTTGGTTATGTCCAGTACCATGACGGTCAGAACACCCAGCGCCTTAGAAACCAAGACATTCAGCGGCACGTTCGTTACTTACGATGGGCCTATGATGCCAAAATTCATGCACGATTTATGGACCTTGGTTTGAACGACTGGGTGTGGGATGACCGGGGTTTTTCAGACTTGTTTGTGGAAAACCCAGAAGACCAGACCAATATCTATGCCCATAGAACGTATAAACCCCTTATACCTGGGTATCATACCCCATTGGAGAATTTGTGATGACCAATACGGTAACTAAGTCAAAGCGCAAGCGAAATAAGCCAGGGAAGGCTAAACAGCTTGGACAGGCTGAGCAACAGCAACAGCAGAAGGATACTCAAAAACAAAATCGCAAGGACGTAACGCAAACCCTAAAAGAAGCCGTCATTTCCTTCTGGCGACACAAACGGTACTCTGTACACCTGGAACTGGGGTTGATAGCCTGGGGTAGGTTAAGGGCTGACGCTTTAGCCTTAAATCTGCGGTCCGAGATTGTACTATTGGAAATAAAGAGCAGTCCAGCAGATTATCTTGCAGATAAGAAATGGAATTCCTATGTGGACTACTGCAATAGAATGTACTTTGTAGTGAGCCACCCTACCTGGGAAAAACTACGGCCTACGTTACAATCAGACTTGGCTGGAACAGGGATAGGAGTTATGGTATTAAGCCCTAAGACTGGTTACTTGTACGTAGCCTTAAAGGCTAAGTGGAGACCTATGAAAGGGGTAGTCAAAAAAGACTTGGTCGTTAGGATGGCCTGTAGGGCTGGCATATATGACCGCAATACACGCAGAGTTAGGAGATACTTAGATGATTAAGAAGCCTAAAAAGAAATACCCGCCCGGTTATTCAGAAGAAGTCCCGGAGGGGATTCTCGGCCTAACCGATGCGGACTATGACGACATGATAAAGGGTATGTCTGAGGCGGATGATATTAGTACGGCTATTGCCGCCGCCGCTGCCAAAGGGACACACCGTAAGAAGGGTTCTAAGACCTCAAAAGACAAAGCTAAAGATCGGTCTGAGAAACCATCCAAGTCTAAGTCCAATAAAGGACACAAGGACCAGAAAGACCACGCTGTATACTCCAAAGACTCTAGGGCTAGACCGCAACAATCTAAGGTCAAGGCCAAGAAAGCTAGGGTGTCCAAGTCTAAACTTAGGTCCCGTGTCTTGCCGGATTTCAGCATAAACTATGAGGAGCCACCAGCAGAAGTGGCTAAGGTGCCGGTAGCTAATGCCGTCACAGTTCCAGATACGCTCTTAAAGGCTGTGATAGACCAAACGGATGATACTACACGCAAGCTAAGCAATTTAATCCTTAGGGGGTTAGCCCCCTCTATCATGTCCTACGAAGCTGCTAGTTCTTATGTCCAGGCTGCCATGGCAGATGGCCTAAAAATGGACGTAGAAATGGACAAGGGGGTGCTTGACGTGGTGAAGGAGATGACGCGGTTGGACGTCATGTACTTCTTCTTACGCAGACTTAAGTTGCCTAAACAGTACAAAGCTTTGTACATGAAGGCAATGATTGACAAAATGGCTGACTATTCTATCAGGGCCTTGGAGAAGTCCGACAAGACGGATGCCCACAGGAAGTACATCAAGGAAATTGAGGCTTACGTAGTCCGTAGGTCTGATAGAGCTAAAGAGCACGGGGCTTCAAGTTACCAGCAAAGACAAGAGGCTCAAAAAGGATCAGACGGTAAGCCAAAAGGTGGACCTAAGAAGCCATCTGTCGGGCCAGGAGTAAAACGATCCAGACATGAATAGAGGTTTACACCATGTTTGATATACTAGGCAGTAGCCGATCTTCGTTGAAGAACTGCATGTCCTGTACCAGGTATTGGTCTTGCGATGATACCAAAAAGTCGAGTCTTTACGTCTGTAAGGGTTACAGGTCTCACCAAGATGAGGTCCAAGCAGATCTTAAAAAGAAGAAAGTGCCGAAGTCAGGAAAAGCTATTCAAGATCGTCCAACTAAGAGCGACCTAGAAGCTTTCAACTTTCTGAAAGGGTCTTTTGAAAAGAAGGGGGACATCTATGTACCCGTTAACGAAGCTGACTTTAACATCTACAAGGATGTTAAGTCGGCTATTAAAGCCTCTGGCGTCGTAGCTCCCGACTTAACGGTCAATGATCGAGACTTCCCTAAAGCACCCAACTTCTACCAGTTCTGTATTTCTGACAAATTCCTCAATACCAAGCCTTACTTGATGCAGGCTCTAATAGGTATTCAGGTATTTGCAGAGTGGTGCCCGCGTTGCTCAGATGTTCAATGGGTTATTCACGACCATAAAGTAGACGACTCTCTAGCCAAGTTGGAGCGTAAAGTAGCTTTATTGGAGAATGGTGTTTGTCCTCACTGCAAAGCGACTAAGTCCAAGCTTGTAGCTAAAGGCTTATTGAAACCTTACCAGGAAGAAGCTATTTCCGCTGGTCAACGTAGTGGGAAATCCGCTTTAGTGGCTGACCAGGCGTCCTATCTAACCCATAGAGTGTTGATGCTTCAAAACCCTAACAAGGTTTATGACCTCAAAGCTTCGACTATGTTGCATGGTACTTTTGTAGCCCTGACTTTTCAGCAAGCAAAAGACAATTTATGGGATCCATTCTACGGTAACATAGCAGATAGCCCTTGGTTTTGCATAGCCGAGGACACTCTTATCGCTTTGGCTGACGGATCCACAAAGGTCATTCAGGGAATTCAAGTTGGGGACGAGGTAAAGACGATTGAAGGACAAGAGAAAGTTCTTGAGGTCTACGATAATGGCTTCAAAGAGTGCAAAGAGGCTACTCTGTCTAATGGCTCTTCCATAACAGGTACTGATGATCACCTTGTTCATTGCCTGGGGCCTGATGGTGAGTCTATCGTATGGAAACGAATCAAAGACCTCACTGAGGAGGACTACGTAGTTACCTTATAACAGGACGCAGGACAATAGTAATTTGTTGATGTCTGCACTTCTGAGGTGATTTATGGACATTGGTAAAATGAAACATCTAGCGATGGGGGGATGAAAAGCCGACCCTCCTTCAAAATACTGAAAGTTTTTTCGGAGAAAACTGGCTGGAAACCAAAAGTCTTCCTGGTCAAGTGTTTTGGATTGCGGAAACTCTGAACTCCGAAACCTGGCGTGGATCCGATCCAGTTATGGGTGTATGTGCACCAGGGCATCTAAAATCGCCGCCTCTACCAGGCAAAGCACCGAAGCCTTCATTAGACGAGCGAGGCTGAAGAGCCGACAAATTGAGTTGCTCGAACCTTTTAAGAGCATGAACACTCCTATAAGGGCAGAATGCTTGCGGTGCGGCCATAAGTGGGAACCTTACCCTAACAACCTTACCAAGGGTGTAGGATGTCCAGGTTGCGCTACGGAAAGGAGGAAGGAGAAGCATTTGAAGGAATACGGTGTAGAATGGACAACCCAACTACCTACGGTTAAGCAAAAGATACGCAAGACCATGAGAAAAAGTATGGAGTAAATCATGCTCTCCAGAATAAGGAACTGTTCGACAAGAGCCGAGCAAGTATGGAAGTCCTTAAGCCTTATAAGTTGGGGGGTCGCACGGTGATGGTGCAAGGCTTCGAGCCACAGGCTTTAGATTACCTGCAAAAGTATGGGAGGTTCAAGCCGTCTCAGATAGAATGTGGACGCGGTGCAGATATACCACGAATCAGCTATTCGTACAAAGGCTGCAACCGAGTTTATTATCCGGACATTTTCATACCCCACCTAAACCTCATAATAGAGGTGAAGAGCGCCTACACCTATAAGGCAGGTTTTGCCTCGAATGAAGCCAAGCGTCAAGCTTGTCGAAGGCAGGGTTTTACATTCAGGTATTTGGTAATGAAAGGTAATGGTGAAAGATGCTATGACTACTAAAACCATTATGGTAGATGGTAAACCAGTTACACTGTCTAAGGTAGCCTCCGTTAAGAGCGTGGGCGTCAAGCATGTGTACGACTTGGAAGTTGCTAATCACCACAACTACTATGCTAATGGCGTGAATGTCCACAACTGCGATTACCATGCTATGTTGACTGAACAAGCTGCCCGCACTGGAGAAGACCTCTTTAAATTCAAAGATACCTTTCTACTGTATAAGCATAGGCGCTTATTCATATACCCTGCAGGACCAGACAAACGAATTCTCCGTGGTCGAACCCGTGTATTCGGATCCATTGATGAATTAGGGTGGTTTGACAACGAGGCCAACTCTAAGAAGATCAAGACCTCCGCGGAAGAAGTCTATACGGCTATTGAGAACAGTTTGGCTACTGTTAGAGGTGAGGCTGAGGCCTTGTTAAAACGTGGGTTTAACGATGTGCCAACCGGATACTTTTTCAATATCAGTAGTCCATCTAGTGTTAGAGACAAGATCACTGAATTGGTTAAGCATGCCCAAGGAAGTGACGTTATCTTTGGCTTAAACAAAGCCACTTGGGAAATGAACCCTAAGCTCCCATTTAAGTCCAAGGTTATTCAGGGCTACTTTAAGAAGAACCCCGTAAATGCTATGCGTGACTTTGGTGCACAACCCCCACTCACATCCAATCCCTTTATTGGCTCTTCCGATGTAGTTTCCAATTGCATTGTAGGGAAACGCAACCCCATCAGCATTACCTATGCGACCAAGAAGGCTAAAGATAAGACAATTACCAGGTATGCTTATATAAATAAGTTGAAAAAGTCTGGTAAGCCTTGTGTGTTGGCTTTAGATGCAGGCCACGTTAATAATAGCTTTGCTTGTTGTGTGGCTAGGCTTCAAGATCCAGACGCTGAGGAAAAGAAGGTAGTTATCATAGACCTTTTGGTCGAAATACAGCCTCTACCTGGGATGCGACTTAACTATTCGAGGATTTATGAGGAGATTATACTGCCCATTATTGACGACCGTAATGTCCAGTTGTTGGGTGCAGACCGTTGGCAATCTATCAAGATCCTATCTGATGCCGAGGAAGATGCTGCTATACAAACCAAGACCTACAGCGTAAAGTACGCAGACCTCCAGCAATTTAAGTCGTACATGGAGGATGAGCAGGTCGTGCTTCCGCAATTAGAGTCTGATTCCGTTGAGGAAGTCCTTAAGTATGACCATAATAGTTACCCTAACTGCTTTAAGACCAGACCGGTTGACCACTTTGTCCTTCAATGCTTGACCGTCCAAGATACAGGCAGTCAAGTCTTAAAGGGGGACAACCTCACAGACGACTTATTCCGAGCCTCAGCTTTAGCAACTAGCTTACTGCTAGATCCTGAGAATGCGGCGCTGTGGAAAACACCAGAGAAAGAGAAACTGGTGCGAGTAGACATAACCAAGTGTGCGTATGTGAAGGGCTTATCCAATAGCGGTGGCTCAGCATCTATGCCTACAGCCTCCAACACCAGTATATCATCCCTGGGCTTTATCAAAGGGTTAAAGTAATTTAAGGCACAATTCAATTATTCAGGCTGTAAGGTGACAAGTATGAAAAAGATTTTCAACCCCTTGGACACGGTATCCCAAAGCACTTCTGCTGCTTCTCATGCTGTGGCAGCGCCTAATAAGCATAAGAATCCAAGGAAAGGCCAGCTTAAGAAAACCAAGGGTAATATTTTTAATCCCCTAGCTTTGGTCCCTACCTCGGTAAGCACCTCCGACCTCGGACCGTTGCTGTCTGAGTCAGCCTTCGTGAATGATAAAGTCGGGGTTTGTCCTAAGTGTAACACAGCTATGGGTTCGGCTATGATAGCGAATGGAGATTCAGTCTATTACTGTGACAAGTGCCGTGTCTCTCACCCGATGCCTGACTAACACAGGTAGGCTTATATGCTCAATATAAAGAAAAGCGGTAATCCGTCCATAGCACCCAGGCCTATTGACCAAGGGAAGGCAAAGAATGCTACCTTAGGGTGTGATCTGTCTGGCATAAAGAAAAAGAAGAAACCTGGCTCAAGCGGTGAAGACTACGTTAGTCATTCAACCATGTCTAGCTTACCAGGCATGGGTCCGAACGTCCAGGTTTCCAACAACCCCATCACCATCGACACTGATCCGATGCTGTTGGGTATTATATCGGAGACTGAGAAGTCAGGGATCATTTATAGACTGTTTCGAGATATGTACTATTTCGACTCAGTAGCTGGCTCAGCGGTAGACCTCATCTCGTTCTTGCCTTTCAGTGAGTTTACCTTAGGTGGGTTAGACAACAACAATAAGCTATCCACCAAGGTCAGCCAAGTCTATAATGAGAACCTTGAACGCCTCAATATGAGGACGTTCTTGCCAGAGCTTAGCGTGGATTACCTCGTGTTAGGTACCCATTTGAGTTCTTTGCTTTTCAACAAGGAAAAACGAGTATTCACGGATGTAATGCCGCATTCCATCGAGAAGGCCAAGATTGAGTTCTTGCCCTTTTATAGTATCGACCCTATCATCACCGTTGACTTCCCTGATGAAGTCAAGGCTATCTTAGCTAAGAAGGATAGTCCTAGGATAAAACGGATTGTTGATATGATAGGTAGGGAAACCGTCGATAAG